AGTTTTTATAGTTCGTATTTTTATTCCGTCTATTTCGTGAATAACATCCTTTAAGTAATCTTCTAATTCATCTCCTACTTTTCCGTCTGATGGTACAGGATATTCGTCTTCGTCTACTGATAAAGATAACATCATTTTAACTTTTATCATCGTAAACCTCAACAAGTTTAGTTAAGTACCACTGTGCTTTCTTTAAATCTTCTACACCATTCTTATACTTGTATCGCCATAAATATTTCATAATGTTACCTTGTAGATATGATTCAAAGCCATCACCTAGCATAGCTTCTAAGGCATCAATAGTTTCAATACCTGCCTTGTTATAATGCTCAGGATGATTAACCATATCCTCGTCTTTGTTATATTTCATTAATGTCTCCTTTTCTGCTAGGTGTTTCATGTATGCCATATGTCTCATATCTTTTATATACTCCCCTTTAGCTAGTGTCAATGTTTAGTTTCTTTCTGAAAGCTTATACTTACTACATTACCTTCTACTTTTTTAATGACTGTAGGTTTATTTACTTTCTTTAGATTTTCTTCTGTTTCATGAACAAAAGCTTCTAGTCTATCTACTAAAGTAACGTCACGTTCCATTAAGGCTACAGTAGATGCAACAAGTTGGCTGAGATGTATTAAATCAGAATAGCTTTCATCATTCAATGGGTTCTCAGAATCAGTTATTATATTTACTTCTAGCTCACCGTTCCAATGATCTCCTTCTACTTTAGGCAACAGTTCTATAAAACATGAGGCAGGGTTTCTATCTTTTAATGGCATTTACTTTCTCCTTATTTTTGTACCTAAAAATTTAATAAACTTTAGGTGGTTGTTTTTACCTTTTTCTTTTAACCAATCTTCAGGTATGATTCTGTCATAAAAATCAAACTTGTGTTTTATGCACCATTCACCATACGTAGACTTAGCACCTTTATTTAATTTACTTCTACTATTAGTAAAGACAAATCGTATGTCTAAAGTAGGATGTTGTTTTTTAATAGTCAAGTGCTTACGTCTATCAGCTATAGTGAACCTGCCTTTTGTTTCTATAATGATCCCATTATTTAGAATAAAGTCAGGGGTATAGGTGCGATATGCTAAGTCTTCCCATTCAATCTTGATGCTTTCATATTCATATTTATGTTTAAACGATTCAAGATATTGAGAAATCTTATGCTCTAAGCCACTCCTATACCCATACTTTATAGCTTCTCTTCTTATTTTATGAGGAGACATCTAACTGTACTGCTCATCTAGTGTTATGTAAGATACTATTTTAGGATTCTTAGCTTTAGATAAAACAGCAGGTTTATGTATTAGATTCTCCCAACACGAGTTCTTAAACTCACAGAAACCACAGTCAATACTTAACATAGTATTACCTGTAGGTTTACCTCTAAACTTTTCTTCTTGAGGCTCAAAGCATCTTTTAAATGTATTAGCGTTGACAGTGTTAACTGTTTGTTTTATTTTTTCTATCTCCTTGTCTGCATCTAGACTAGAAGCTGAAACATATTTAAAACTACCATTAGCTTTGTTTACAACCCACCAACCACCAACTTTCTTTTTAGCAGCTTTTGCATATCCTACAAGTTGTGCTATATAACCAAAGCCATCTCCTTCACTAAGTTTCTCACAAGATTCAAACTTGTTATCATATGACCAACCTGATGCTGACTTAACATCATCTACTGCACCATCAATAACTAAATCATACTCTCCACTTATCTTTGTGTCACCTAAGTCTAACTCTACTCTTTCAGACTCACCGTACTTTACTCCTGCACCTCTAAGTAAACCCTTGAATACAGCCTCCACAATATCTCCTAACATCATGTTCATCATAAAGTTAGTTGACTTTGCTTCAGCTAATTCAGGCTTATTCTTTTGAAACCACAGTTGGCAAGTAGGTCTGCCTATATTAGACATACGTAACCTAAAGTCTCCTCTTTTAATTTTTCCACCAAACTGGCGATTTAATGAGTCCTTTATGTCATTGGCAACTTGATTAACTACCTCTTCAGACATAGTGGACTTACCATTAACTGCATCAGTCATGTATTGATGGATCGCCAATTCAGCAGGATGATTCATTACTTATCTCCTCCATCATCTGTTTCAATATCAATGAAGTCATCTACTGTCTTTATATCATCTTCACTCACTGGATTCTGTCTATCTCCAACCTTTTCTTCCCACTCTTTACATATGTAGGCATTAAAGTTTTTAATCCAATCCACAAAGTCACCAAATAACTTTTGGTCATCTGCTGTGATATCAAAGGATTCACTAAAGTTTGTCTCAGCCTGTGGAGTATAGAAGCTACTTCCATTAGGTAAGGCGTTAGCTTTTGTACCATTTAGATGTATCATATGTTGTATAGGTAATCTAGACTTAGTAATAAACTGTGCGAACTCATCGCCTAAAGTTTTATATGCATCTTTATTATCTATCTCCCATATGAATGGTACATCTCCTAAAGTAGTAGGCTCACCATTTTCATCAACAGGTTCATCCATTGTAACTACACCAAACACAACACGAACACGCTTAATTTGTCGTATTAAATCCTGCATATCTGGCGATAGAGCTTGAAAGTCTTCTATATAACCTGATGGTTTACCACAGTTAAATCTACCTGTGTTGTCTTTTAAGTCGCTGTTTAACGTATCAGACATCACTGTTCTGTGAAACATACCTTTAGGCTCATTGGGTTTAGCTCCTGTATTAGCTATATATCTTCTTAGCATAAACCTTTGCATAAAGGGTCTTATAGATATATTAGTTGAGTAGTAGAATGTAGAGTCTTTATCGCCAATTACTTCTAGTCTGTAAGCTCCACCTTCTATTACTTCAACCTTAACTTTCTTACCTTTTATTTCTTCTTGACCCATAATAGGTGAGTGCCATATTCTAAGTCTATTTATACTACCTGACTTCTTAGTCTGAGTAATAGTTTCTGCTGATATGCCCATAGCCTTAGCTAAGTCTGCATAGCTATCCGTATTTATATTTATCATTTCATTCATGTATAGTAACTCCTTTCATTGAGTTTAAAGAATCCTAGTTATATCACGCCACATCTTTAGTGTCAAGCCAATTGTCTCCAATTTTAGCCTCTAATAAAAGTGGTACATTAAGTTTAATTTTAAATTCTATTTCTATTAAACTTGTCATCTTCTCGTTAGTATCTCGTATGATATCCAATACAAATATCTCTTCGTTTGGGTGCACATCTATTACTATAGAATCATGTACACTATTAACAACACAAGACTTGTGTGCTATCAATCTATTTTCTACATACATTAGAATCAATGGCACAATATCAGCAGTAGCAAATGATTGCACAGGATAGTTCTTGATCTGTGTAAAGTTTGTCACTGAACCATTCATTCTTCTTTCAATGTCAGGAAAAGAAAACTCTCTACCTGATGGTGTCTTTATCATGCCTGTAGTCAAAGCTTCTTTAGCCAATCTGGAGTGCCATAAGTTGATTCCTTTGTACTTTTCTGTAAAGTGTTTATAGTACGCAGCCTCTGCTTTTGTCCTACCAAACCCTGTCGCACCATATAACGGAGCAAAAGTATGTGCCTTAGCTTCTTGTCTAGTCGTAGGCTGACCAGCATCACTGATAACCTTAGACGTATACGCATGAACATCAAAACCTGTAGAAACTTCTTCAATAGCAACCTCGTCTTGTGATAAATATGCCGCAGCTCTGAACTCTAACTGAGCAAAGTCAGCTTCAAGTATCTTGCCACCTTCCCAACGTGATACAAATACTTTCTTTACAGGAAAAGTACCACCTCTTGGCATATTCTGCATATTAGGATCAGCACCACTGAACCTACCTGTGGATGTTCTATGTTGTAATAAACGAACATGTAACTTACCATCAGGTTTAACGTAAGTCTTTATACCTTGTATGAATGAAGACAGATATGTATCTAGTGCTGATAATCTCTGTAAGTCACTGAGGAAACTAACTGCCTCATCCATATTTACTTTTTTAGCAGTATTCTGTAACAAGTCAAGGTATTTCTTATTAACACTGAATCCATTAGCAGTCACCCACTTTGCAGAAGGTGGACTAAATTTTAATCCTGCTATTTTGTCCGTAGCCATAAAATGGTAGCCACTACTATTACAAGAATCACACTTACTTGGGTTTGCAAAAGGTTTTCCATCTTTCTTTATCTTTCTAATTGAGCCTGACCCATAGCACGTAAGACATTTAACTGCATTAGTTTTATATATAATGCTAGAGTTATCAAATACAACATTCTTAAACTCTTTTTCTTTCATGTGTTGGTCAAAGCTGTGTGTCCACATTGTTTTATCTTTAGGTTTACGACTATATATAACCCATGACATTTGCTCTGGGCTATTTAAGTTTATAGGTGTGTCACCCATTAATTGCTTAACTAGTATGTTAAGTCTTTTCTCAGTCTCTATTTTTTCATTCTCAAACTCCTCTCTAACTTCTTCTAGTTTATCTAAATTAACTGCAAACCCTGTCTGATATATTCTAGCTAACGTCAATGCTACTTTATTAGTTAGGATAACAGTATCCATAAGACCACTATACTCTGTAGTGTTTAGTTTCTTATATTGCAGATCACTTAGTTCTTGGGTTGCATGTAAGTCTGCTGATAAATATTCAGCTAACTCTTCTTTAGGTATATCAGCAACAGAAAAACCCTTCTTAAAGTATTCCTTTAGTGTGTCTTGTTTCTTAGTATTTAACTCATGTCTTTCAGCACAAGCCTCTAAGGACAATGGTTGCTTCAGACCTCTTTGTAGTACGTACTCACCTAACATGGTATCAAATACAGGACCATCATACTTAAATCCACATTCCCATAACCACATTAAGTCATGAACAATGTTATGTCCTATAAGAACAGTAGCTTGATCTAATAGTTCTTGTACACCATCGTAGTTGTCTCTATATAAATATTCTTTACCTGTATCTGTAAGACATCCTATCATAACTAATTCATTATCTGTCTCAAAGGGATCAAGGTGAAGTTTATTGTCTCTTGTCGTAACTGTGTTCTCAACGTCAAGTGTCAGTTTCATTCAATTTCTCCTTATGTTTAGTTAAGTATCTAACAGCTTCTTTAAGTATTGTCAAGCTATCTGAAAAACCACCTAACCCTGTATTGCATTTATGACAAACCCATCCTCTAAATGTATTGGTGTCGTGACAATGATCTAGTACCCAATTTTGTAATCTAGTCTGTCCATACTTACCTAATTCTTTTAGAGTACGATTACATATAGCACAACTATAATCTTCGTTAGGATACACATTCTCTGACCTAAGTTTATTTAATACAGCCTTATGTCCTTTCTTACATGACCTACAAGTTCTTTTTATTTCACCTGCTTTCATTACAGAAAAGTGAGTTATAGGTTGTCTTATATCACACTTAATACAAACTACACCATCTACTAGTGGGTTCTCTTTTATTTTATTGTCAAAGAGATTATATTGGCTCATGCCTCATACCTACCAACTTTGTAGTTCAACTGACATGTAATAACACCATGCCAACCAGTAAGTTTATTCTTAACAACATTTAGATGTCTCTGTAAATCCTCATCATCTCCATCTTCTTGCTTAGGTGGATTCTTCGCTATCAATATCATTAAGTCAGCTTCAGCTGCTTTACCTGTACGACTTCCTTCCATCATACTTTGATTAAGTAAAACTTTACCT